ATTAAATGGCTATTCCTTGACCCAGCTAGAAGCTTTAAACCAGTTTGGATGCTTTAGACTAGCCGCAAGAATTGCAGACCTTAGAGACAAAGGTTTAAACGTGGTGACCGACATGGTTACGCTGGAGAATGGTAAGAGGGTTGCACGCTACTTTTTAAAGCGTGGAGTTTAATAGCGATTTTAGATACGACTTAGAGTATGGCATTGTCGAAGGAGAAACTTGGTTTCACGACATTGTAAGTAATTCCAAATTTGAGGTTAAGACAGACCGAATGTCTGCAAGGACAGGAAACATTTACATAGAATACGAAAGCCGAGGTAAACTCTCAGGCATTGCCACAACTCAAGCCGATTATTGGGTTTATAAAATCGCAGAATTTAAAGCAATTGTAATTAAAACAGACGAACTTAAAATGCTTGTTAAAAAATTAGTAGACGAAGGCAAAGCAAGACCAAATGTTAGAGGTGGAGACAACAACACCAGCGTTGGCGTGCTTGTTAAAATAAAAGATTTAGTATGAGAGGCCGCAATTTAACCGAACACGAAAAAGAGTTAATCTTTGAAGGCTGGCGAGACCGAAAACAAATTAAGGTCATTGCTCAAGAAATGGGACTATCCTACGGTTGTATTTATTTTCAACTAAAGAAGCGTTCACTAGTTGGATAAATCTAAAAGATTTATATTTGTGTATCGAATTATTCCAGTGTGGTAGCTAGAATAATTCCATAGGTTAACTTTAACCTGAACCCGACTGTCTACCACCAGTTGGGTTTTTTATTTTATGGAAGGCAAAAAATCATTTGTATTGTACACGGACCAAAGAGAAGTCTTTGAAGAGCTTGACGATGAGCAAGCTGGAAAGTTAATTAAGCATATTTTTAGCTATGTTAACGATGAGAATCCTGAGGCTGAAGATAAGTTTGTGCGCCTTGCATTCCTTCCAATTAAGACCCAGCTTAAAAGGGACCTAAAAATTTGGGATGAGAAAAAACATTTAAGGTCTGAAGCTGGAAAAAAGGGAGGTCTAGCAAAAGCTAGCAATGCTAGAAATGACCTAGCAAATCCTAGCAATGCTACAAATTCTCTAGCAAACCTAGCTGTTAATGTAAATGGTAATGTTAATGTAAATGATAATGTTAATGTAAATGGTAATGTAAACAATCAAATAAGCGCTGGCGCACTTTTTTCTTTGGAGGAGGTCTTTATTGATTTTAAAAAAGAAAAGCCTTTAAAGCGGCCGTATTTTGAAAGAATGGCGCACGTACATTCAACAGATAACGAAACCATTGAAAAACTATTTGAAAAATGGGCAACAATTAAAGAAGGCGAAAACATGACGATTGCCAAGGCTGAAAATAGTTTTAACCTTTATTTAGCCAACAATTTAAAAACCAGCTACAAGCCAGCTGAAAAGTCAAAGACCTACAATGTTTTTGACGAACTTTACGAAGACTTACAAAAACAAAAACACCTAAACAATGAATGAGATAATTTTAACGCACCTCCGAAAGATGGAGTTTGTTTGCGGACTAAAGCAATTTAAAGAATACAAAAAAGAAGAGGCAAACGAATTACTTGGATGCCTCAGTAAATTATTTGGAAGCTACGGCTGGATGACAGAGGCAAGAGTTGACTACATTTTGCACGCTGGTATGCGAGGGCAGTACGGCGATTTTTACCACGTAAACGAGAAGACAGTTAGCGTTTGGATAAATCAATATTATGCCCATCACCAAAGCCAAATTGTGCAAGAAGTCCAAGCTTTAAATAACAAAGAAAGCGAACCCAGCAACGAAGAGATTGCCTACTGGATTGAGGTTGGAAAGCAGATATTTCGAGATAATTACCAGTATGCCAAGGACACAGGATTTTGCAGGGATATTGCAGAATGGGGCATGAACTGGTTTAATAAGTTTCAAGAAAAAGGAATTTTAAAGCCTTGGGAGTTTAACGTGGAGGAGATGGAGAACGACGTGCGAAAAGAGTTACGCTTTACGGTGAGATATGTAGACGAGACCAGCGTTGGAGCCAAGACCAAGAACAAAATTTGGAAGTTGTTTATTTTACAAGCAATCAGAGAAAACAAGGATTTAGATAAATTAATATAAGCAAAACAATTATGTCAAATACTTATTTTTTATCAAACAGGAAAGAAAAGCATTGGAGTCAATTAACTAGGCAAATTCAAATGTTTTGCCTTAGAAAAGGAATACCTTTAAACGCAGAAATTAAAATTGGAATTAGCGACCCTATGTTTTATGAAACAAAATTTAACACAATTAAAATAACCATTAAATAAAACAATTATGAGCAAGATTTACGGCGGAAACGCAAAGATTATCCAAACAAAATTTGGAACAATGACAAAGATTAGCCAAAGCAGAACTGACCTAGAAAAGTTATTGGCATACCTAAACTCCAACGATACCGAATGGGTTAATCTAGTAATGAAGGAAAAGCAAGAGAAAGTTGATGGCAAAGCAACACATTATTTGGAAGTAGACGATTGGAAGCCTGTACAAGTAGCAAACAAGCCGACAGAGAAGCGCATTGTCGAAAACGATAACTTACCCTTTTAAATGAAAAAAAATGATTTGTACGCAATCTTTGTGGCATTGGTAGGCTTTGGTCTACTTTTGCTACTTAAGTTGTCTAGCCTGCTACTTTTTATGGTACTGCTTGCTTTGTGGACAATCGCTTGGTCTTGGATTTATGAACGCTGCAAATGATTCAGTTTAAAATAAACGAGAAGCCTTTAAGCGTCAATTTAGCGTGGCAAGGCAAGCGTTTCAAAACACCAGCATACAAAGATTACGAGAAGGCAATGCTCTTGCGTATGCCAGCATCAAAAGTAGACACAAGCCAAATGTTAAGGGTTGAGTTTTTCTTTGGTTTTAGCAACTCAGCAAGTGACCTCGACAACCCAGTTAAGTTATTGATGGATATTGCACAGAAAAAGTACGGTTTTGACGACAAAAACGTTTTTGAGTTAAACGTGCGCAAGTGCTTGGTTAAAAAAGGAGAAGAATTTATACAAATGGGCATTTATCAGTTATTACCTTTTTAAACAAAAATCTTGGTTTTAACTTGGAATCAAATCGCAATCTTATATTTGCGTAAAGATTAAGCAAATGAGTATTTACGAAGGGTTACTAATTAAGAAAGCAAGAAAGCAAGCTGGCTATAACCAGCTGGATTTGTGCAAGAAAATTGGATTGAGTCATGCACCAATTAACCATGTCGAGAATGGTTTGGAGTCAATAAGCCTTTTAAACTTGCGAAAGATTTGTGAAGAGATTGGTTTGGAGGTAGTAATAAAGCGGAAAGATGGCTAAAGGTTACCCGATTTCAAAGCCTGACTATTCGCTGGAAATCCGTTATCGCTTAAGAGATGGACAATGGTCGCCTTGGTCAAACAAAGGAAAAGGAAAGTTTGAAAGTATGGATATAGTACAAAGACAGATTAGAACGCTAGCAGCATCTTACCAAGGAAGAGAGAAAGAAGTTAGATTTGAATGGAACGGAAAGCTTTGCAATTTTAGTGGCGAGCCTACTGGTCAAACAATAATATTAATGTAGTTATTTTGGGTTTTTGTTAATCGAAAAAGGCTTGGGTTTTGCTCAAGCTTTTTTTTAAAATTAAATTAAAGCAATATGAATATACAAAAAGTAAAAATCTCAGAGGTAAAAAGCAATCCTAATAACCCAAGGTTAATTAAGGATGACAAGTTTAATAAGCTAGTAAAATCTATTAAGGAGTTTCCAAAAATGCTCGAAATTAGGCCAATAGTAGTTAACTCAGATATGATTGTGCTTGGGGGTAATATGAGACTAAAGGCTTGCAAAGAAGCAGGATTAAAAGAGGTTACAATCATTTTTGCAGAAGACTTAACAGAAGACGAGCAGAAGCAATTTATAATTAAAGACAACGTGGGATTTGGTGAATGGGATTGGGAGCAGTTGGCTAACGAATGGGATGCGGAAAAATTAGAGGAATGGGGTTTGGATATACCAAAATTTGAGGATTTAGAAGAACCAAAAGATTTATCGGATAGTTTAACTCAAATGTTTAAAATTGAGGTTAATTGTAATTCAGAAGAAGAACAAGAGAAAACTTATAACAAACTTATTGAACTAGGATTTGAATGCCGACTTTTAACATTATAAAAGAAGTAAAACCAAAGCAAACATTTAGAGTTGCTTCAGTAATTGGTAAATTTGATTTACAATCAGAACATATTGTAGAAAAATTTGAGGGTAATATTGATTTGTCAAACAATTGGCAAATAGGAATAATTGTTGGAAAATCAGGTACAGGAAAAACAACAATAGCAAAACAACTTTTTCCCGAATCATATATTACTAGTTATGATTATCAGTCAGAGACAGTTTTGGATGATATGCCTAAAAATTGTTCAATCGATGATATTACTCAAGCTTTTAATTCTGTTGGATTTTCTTCTCCTCCATCTTGGCTAAAACCATATTCAGTTTTATCTAATGGTCAAAAAATGAGAGTTGATTTAGCAAGAGCAATTCTTGAAAATCAAGATTTATTTGTTTTTGACGAATTTACATCTGTTGTTGACAGACAAGTTGCTCAAATAGGCTCATTTGCAATGCAAAAAGCAATTAGAAAGACAAAAAAACAATTTATAGCAATTTCTTGCCATTTTGATATAATAGATTGGCTTTTGCCTGATTGGATTTTTAATACTGATACAATGACCTTTCAATCTCTTGAAGGGCAAAAAAAAAATAGACCAGAAATTAAATTTGAAATATTCAACACAAAAGATAAGGGAATATGGAAAATGTTTGCAAAGCATCACTATTTAAGTCATTCTCATAATAATGCATCAGAAGTTTATGTGTCAATTGTAAATAATGAAGTAGCAGGATTCATTTCAATTTTACATTTTCCACATCCTAGTGCAAAAAATATAAAAAAAGTTCACAGATTGGTTGTTCTTCCGGATTATCAAGGTCTTGGTATAGGCATAAAATTATTGAATGAGATTGGTTATTTTTACAAAAAACAACAACAGAGATTTAACATCGTTTCTTCTTCACCATCATTAATAAATTCATTAAAAAAATCAAAAAATTGGATTTGTACTAGAAGTGGAAGAACAAAAAGTCAAAGTAAAGGTAGCACAGTTGGAAATATGAACACATCTCAAAATAGAATTACAGTTTCATTTGAATTAAAATAATGGCACGACCAAAATCACCAATAGACTGGATAGAAATGGGGCGACTCGTTCAGGCTGGATGTACAGGAGTCCAATGTGCTGCTTATTTAGGCATAGACGAGGAGACATTTTACAACCGCTGCAAAGATGACCTCGCGATGGGTTTTACCGAGTTTTTGCGGCAAAATAGGAGCAAGGGAGATGCGTTGCTACTTGCCAAGCAATACGAGGCAGCTTTAAAGGATAAAGACCGAGGTATGCTTATTTGGCTAGGAAAACAAAGGCTAGGGCAAAGGGATAAGTTTGACCACGACCATACAACTAAAGGCGACAAAATCACGCCTCCAATCGAGTGGATAAAATCCGAATAATAGATAAATACAAACCTCTTTTTATAGAGCATCCTCAAAGCCGTTACTTCCTAATTACTGGTGGTCGAGGTAGCGGTAAGTCGTGGACACTTTCGTTATTTCTTTTAAACCTAACTTACGAAGAGGGACACGTAATTCTTTTTACTCGTTGGACTCTAACTTCTGCATTTATTTCGATTATACCTGAGTTCATCGACAAGATTGAGTTGATGAATAAATCGGATGACTTTGAAATAACGCAGTCCGAAATCATTAACAAGGCGACAGGCTCAAAGATTTTATTTCGAGGCATAAAGACAAGCCAAGGGACTGCAACGGCTAATCTAAAGTCAATTGCTGGCGTTACGACATTTATTCTTGATGAATCCGAGGAGTTAATGGATGAGGATGTATTTGACCGAATCGACCTTTCTATTCGTGCCGTAAACAAGCCAAACAGAGTTATTTTGGTAATGAATCCTAGTTACAAATCTCATTGGATTTATAACAGATTTGTAAAGCATCCTCGAAACGATACAAGTTACATTCATACCACCTACCTAGACAACGAAAAAAACTTGTCTCCTTCTTTTGTGGCCCAAGCTGAACGAACTAGAACGGAAAACCTACATCGATACAACCATTTATTCCTTGGTCATTGGCTTGAAGATGCCGAGGGAATGTTGTGGAATAGGCAAATAATTGAACGTCTAAGAATGGCGAATCCGCCACAATTAGAACGCATTGTCATATCAGTTGACCCAGCGGCATCCGCCAATTTAGATTCAGATGAGACGGGTATAATTGTCTGTGCTAAAGATTCAAATGGAAACGGGTATGTATTGGAAGACTTAAGTGGTAAATACTCACCTAGCCAATGGGCATCAGTTGCAGTTAAAGCATTTGAACGCTGGAACGCCGATTGCATAGTTGCCGAGAAAAACATGGGAGGAGATATGGTTGAAAGCGTTTTGAGGTCGCAAAACACGACCGCAAGGATAAAGTTAGTAAATGCAACTAAGGGTAAATACGTTAGAGCTGAGCCTATCTATTCACTTTATGAGCAAAATAAAATTTATCACATTGGCCAATTTCCAATCCTTGAAAATCAAATGATTACATTTGACCCTGATAAAGGCAAGTCGCCTGACAGAGTGGATGCACTTGTTTGGGGATTTACCGAATTACTTTTGGGTTCAAAATTCACCTTTTCAATATGAGCAAAGAAACAATTGCAGCGATTATTCTAATGTTTATCACCTACGTGCTGATTGCATTTATAACTTTAGATTTTAATCCGCTTACATGGCATTGGGTAGCAAGAGCTTCCATGCTTGTAATTTGGTTTTATGGAACTACATTTTTAGAAAAAAATAAATAGGTATATTTGTTAAAACGAATATGCTATGCTATTAAAGGCTCTTCAGAATTACATCACGCCACAAGTCATGCCAACCAAGACTTATCCCGATGTAAATCTGCTCAATCAAATCCTATACGGCCAATTTACGGCTTCGACTCTTGTTGTTTGGTATGACTCAAACCAGCAAACTTTTATTGACCAAGGTTACAAGGGAAACGCTTTAGTTTATTCAATTATTCGAAAAATAGCAGAGAAGGGTAAGCAATGCCCTACTTACGTTTATAAAGAAACTGAATCAGCAAAGAAATACAGAGGAGGGAAATACAACTCTAAAGAGTTAAACAGATTGCAAAGCATAGCGTTTAGAAAAAAAGAGCTGCAAGATGTTAATTACTCTGACCCAGTAAGCCAGCTAATTAAAAACCCTAACCCGATGCAAACTTGGGCAGAGTTTTTAGATGCCATGCTAACGTGGTACAATACTAGCGGTGAAATATTTGTTTATGGCTTTTCTCCAGCTGAAGGACCAAATAAGGGCAAGATTAAGGAGATGTACGTAATGCCGTCAAACTAT